ACTTTAGGTGCCGGTACTACTGATGCCTGGTTATTCAATTATGGTGTTGGTATTGGTTCTACTCAAGTTCCTAATGGAGTTCGTTTGGCAGTCGGTGGAGTTCATATTACCGATAGTCAAATTACCGCAACCAGATTTAATGGAACTGCTACAAATCTTGATATTAATGGATTACCTACTGTTACAGACCCTCAAAGTAGTGATTTTATTGCTCTTTATGATGTAACTGGAAATGTTGTAGGAAAGGCAACGATACAGAATGCCGCTCTTCAGGGTGTTCAAGGTACTCAAGGACTCCAGGGTACAGGAAATCAGGGTACTCAAGGTACTCAAGGAACACAAGGACTCCAGGGTACAGGAAATCAAGGAACTCAAGGATTACAGGGAACTCAAGGAACTCAAGGACTCCAGGGTACAGGAAATCAGGGTACTCAAGGAACTCAAGGTACTCAAGGTACTCAAGGACTCCAGGGTACAGGAAATCAAGGTACTCAAGGTCTTCAGGGTGCAAGTGATGGTGGATTTGTGGTATTTGATGACACCACAACAAATTCAAACTGGTATGTTGGAATTATTTCTGTCACATCAGGAATCGCCAAAACTGCTCAGGTTTCTTCAACAAAACTTCAATTCAATCCCTCTACTGGAGTACTTGGAATTGGTACAGTAATTGATATAATTCCTTATGATACTCTAAACTCAGGCACCTTATCTTGGGAAGGTTCTGCTGGTCAGTTATTCAGTATTACAAATAATCTCACCAGTGGTTCTATCTTCTCTGTTAATGATGTTTCTGGTATTCCAAGTATCGATGTAGATGCGAATGGAACGATACAACTTGGACCTTATGGTGGAAATATAGGATTGGGAACAACCAATCCAACATCAAAACTTCACGTTCAAGGAGATGTAAGAATTACCGGTGTTTCTACTTTCGGTGGATTGGTAGAACTTGATGGTGCTTTGAGAGATATCAATAATAATGTAGGTGCTGCCGGTAGTGTTTTAGTATCAACAGGTGCTGGAGTTTCTTGGACTACTCCTTTTGCTGCTGGACTTCAAGGACTACAAGGAACTCAAGGTCTTCAGGGAACTCAAGGACTTCAAGGTCTAAGTAATCAAGGTGTTCAAGGTACTCAAGGATTGCAGGGACTTCAGGGACTTCAAGGTTCTGGTACTCAAGGTACTCAAGGACTTCAGGGTACTCAAGGATTGCAGGGAACTCAAGGACTTCAAGGTCTAAGTAATCAAGGTGTTCAAGGTACTCAAGGACTTCAGGGTACTCAAGGTGTTCAAGGACTTCAAGGACTTCAGGGTTCTGGTACTCAAGGTACTCAAGGACTTCAAGGTACTCAAGGATTGCAGGGAACTCAAGGACTTCAAGGTCTAAGTAATCAAGGTGTTCAAGGTACTCAAGGACTTCAAGGTACTCAAGGATTGCAGGGAACTCAAGGACTTCAAGGTTCTGGTACTCAAGGTACTCAAGGTCTTCAGGGTACTCAAGGTCTTCAGGGTACTCAAGGACTTCAAGGTCTAAGTAATCAAGGTGTTCAAGGAACTCAAGGTCTTCAGGGTACTCAAGGACTTCAGGGTACTCAAGGACTTCAAGGTCTAAGTAATCAAGGTGTTCAAGGAACTCAAGGTCTTCAGGGTACTCAAGGACTTCAGGGTACTCAAGGACTACAGGGTACAAGTGATGGGGGGGTTACGGTATTTGATAACACCACAACAAATTCAAATTGGTATGTTGGAATTCTTTCTGTCACATCAGGAATTGCTAGAACTTCTTATATTTCTTCTACAAAACTTGTATTCAATCCTTCATCCGGTAATCTTGGTATTGGAACCACAAATCCAACAACAACAGTATCCGTTGCTGGTTCTTTCACTGCAACTGATACTCGTATCCAATCTCTTGCAGAAAAATCAATACGTGTAAGCGGAAATACTGTAAGTTTGGTTTATAATATTGGTGGTGGTAATATTGCTATTTGTACAAATCCAACAGGACCAATCACACTGAATGTAACTGGTATTCCAACTGATAGTACTTTTGATAACAGTGTTCTTACATTTACAGTTGTTGCAATTCAAACTTCAATTGGATATGCATGTACCACAGTAAATTTAAATGGTACTGCAAGAACTGTAAGATATCCTGGTTCTGTTGTCTCAACTGCTTCTACAACTTCTTATGATATTTTTAACTTTACTGGCATTAACACAATAGGTTCTGCTAGTACTACTGCAAATTATCAAGTTCTTGGTATTGTGAATGGTAACTTCAAATGAGTTTTTTGAGTAAAAGTTTTGCTATTTCAACCACATATCCAAAAATTGTTACAAATGATCTTGTCTTAAATCTGGATGCAGGACAACAAAATTCTTATCGTGGTTCGGGAACCATCTGGACTGATTTGAGTGGTAATAGGAATAATGGAACTCTTATAAATGGACCGACTTACAGCAGCGCCAATGGAGGTCATTTGCTTTTTGATGGAACTAATGAACGTTTAGACCTAGATTCTGATTTGAATTTATCCACTAACACCGGATTTACTATGTGTTTGTTTTTACAACAAACAATTCCACAAACAGGTACTGGATGGAACTATTTTTTCAATAGAATAGATCCATTTATTGAGATAGGAGCATATGGAACTGCAGGCACAACATTTTATTTTAAGGATAATAACATACCTGTTGATGTTACCTCCGGAAATGTTACTACATCATGGTCTTATATTGCTTTTGGTACAAATCCAACCACAAGAACTCCTTTTATACACCGATTTAACTCCAGTGGATATGCCTTAACTACAAGTGCAACGGCATTTTCTAATACAACATTATCATTTAGAACGATGTTTACTGGTGCGGCGGCCAACTATGCAGCAAAAGTCGCTACTATTCAGGCATACAACAGAGTACTCACCGCAACAGAAGTCACACAAAACTTCAACGCTCTTCGTAGGCGTTTCGGTATATGACCCCCATCGCTACCGAGTACGACCTGCCAGAACCATCTATTGACACTTAAGAACTAATCTGTTATAATAAATTTTATGATTGTGAGTATATGATGCATCCATTTTATAATTACACTATTGATAAATTTACTGAGAAATAATACTTTATTAATTATTATGTTTATGAACTTTGTAAAACTTGCCTTGGAAAATGGTGGAATCGTAAAACCATTAATGATTCCTTCAGAAGATTTTATGGGACCTTCTCTAACCAATCCATCAATATTGGTTGTGGATGGAAGTATCATAGTTAATATCCGAAATATAAATTATACTTTATATCATTCGGAGTTGGATAGATTTGAGCATATATGGGGACCTATGGTGTATATTCATCCAGAAAATGATATGCATCTTCGTACTTGGAATTATGTTGCACAATTAGATGGAGATTTAAATATTATACATTATTCTAAAATTGATACTTCAAGATTTGATACATACGAACCACAATGGGAATTTGTTGGATTGGAAGATGGTCGCTTAATACATTGGAATGATAAGATATATCTTTGTGGAGTGAGAAGAGATTTGGATACGATTGGGACTGGAAGAATGGAAATTTCAGAACTTGAATTTGCTGATGATAAAGTCATAGAAGTATCAAGATTTAGAATTCCAGGACCACCTCCGGATAATGAGTATTGTATGAAGAATTGTACTCCTATAGAGGATAAACCTTTTCATCTAATGAAATGGACTAATTCTACTTGTATTATGAAGTTCAATCCAAATGGTGAAGAAACTCAGGTATTTGAAACTAATCAATATACTCCAGGATTTAATGATATGAGAGGTGGGTCTCAAGTCATTAAATATAAGGATGGATATCTAACCATCATTCACGAAACACAATTGTATAGTTCTGAATTGGGAAGAAAGAATGGTACATACCGACATAGATTTGTATATTGGGATAGTGAGTTTAAGTCTCAAAAATTTTCTAAACTATTTTCATTCTTAAATATGAAAGTAGAATTTTGTTGTGGTTTAGCAAAATATAATAATAGTTATTTGATTACTTTTGGTGCGGTAGATAATGCCGCTTATGTTTTAAAAATTTCAGAATCTTTTTTGGAGGACTTTATCAATGAATGAATTAGTATTATTTGCAACTGATACGGAAAATCCTGAAAAAAATTATAACCTTGCCGAATGGTATGATAATCAGGGACATAATGCATCCGCACATACTTATTATTTGAGGGCAGCAGAAAGAGCAGAAAATAAACTCCTTGCTTATACATCACTTCTTCGTGCATCAATTTCTTGTAGAAAACAAGCAACAAGAGAAGTGACGGAAAAATCATTAATTCATAGTGCCTTGTCCATTCTACCGGAAAGACCAGAAGCATATTATTTCTTATGTTTAATCTATGAAAAAAAACAAGAATGGGATCAAGTTTATACTTATTCTATCCTTGGTTTAAATTGTTATGATAAAGAAATTGAACCAATTAATATTCCAGACTATGAAGGAAGATATCTTTTAGTATATCAAAAAGCAATTTCTTCTTGGTGGTGGGGTAAGATGAAAGAATCTAGAGATTTATTTCATTCCCTTGTTGATGAATATTGGAACGATATGAATTCTGAATATCGGTTCTTGGTTGAAGATAAAATTATGCATATTGGTCTTGGACCAAATTCTCAATCTGCAGTATATTTTGATAAGACAAAATTTAATCAATTGAGATTTAAGTTTAAAAATTCTGATACAATCGAAAAAAATTATTCACAAGTTCTTCAGGATATATTCGTTCTTTCTGTATTGAACGGAAAAAACAATGGAACTTTTCTTGAAATAGGAGGAGCAAAACCCTTTGATAGAAACAATACCGCTCTTTTAGAAGAGAAATTTAACTGGAGAGGTGTTTCAATTGAATTAGATGAAACATTTGTAAAAGAATATACGAAAGAAAGACCAAAAACTAAAGTATTGAATCAAGATGCTTTGGATATAAATTATGAAAAACTCCTAAAGGAAAATTTTCAAGAAACCGCAATTGATTATCTTCAACTGGACATAGAACCAGCAAGAAATACTTATGAATGTATGTTAAAAATACCATTTGATAAGTATAAATTTGCGGTTATTACTTATGAACACGATTATTATATTGATGTGACCAGATCATATCGTCAAAAATCAAGAGATTTCTTGAAAAGCAAAGGATATGTTTTAGTTGTTAATGATATATCTCCAGATGGAATTTCTTCATTTGAAGATTGGTGGGTTCATCCTGATTTAGTGAATGAACGAATTATTAATATTATGAAAGATAAAAATGAAGATACAAAAAATGCAGAAGATTATATTTTTTGTAATAAATTTTATTCCGAGTTTGAAACTGACAAATATCTGCGTGAAAATTTTTTCCCAGATTTAGGTTATAAGGGGATAATGGTTGAAGTTGGTGCTGGACCTCAAGAATTCATAAGCAACTCGAAACATTTTAGAAATTATGGATGGAGAACAATTGCAGTCGAACCTAATCCAAAATTTGTAAAGCAGCACAGAGATAATAATAGTGAAGTATATCAGTATGCTTGTTCTAATGAAGAGAAAGAAACAACTTTTACTATCAATTACAATAACGATAATTGGTACTCTCAAGAAAATGATGAGGTGAGTTTTTCTTCACTGGGAATAAAGTATGATAATGTTCCGGAGCATAATACTCAAGAAGTTATTGAAGTACAGACGATTAAACTGAATACTTTATTGGATAAAATAGATGTAAGCAGTATTGATATATTATCAATAGATACTGAGGGTTGGGAACTTGAAGTTATGATGGGTTTTGACCAAGAAAAATATCTTCCGAAGGTAATTGTATTGGAAAATTTTCAAAATAATTTAAATTACGAACCTTTTATGAATGATAGAAATTATATAAAACATTCTCAACTTGGATATAATGAAATTTATGTGAGAGAAAAGTTGACTTCGGAAGAAAATGAAAAAAAAGAGAGTGAAGTTATTTCTAATTATCCAACTGCTCCAGAATTTGATTGGGGAAATCTTAGTGAAGAATATGTGCAATTATTTACGAATGAAAATTTTGTTCATAGAACATATGAAAAACATCAAGAGGTAAAACCTAATGATATCGTGTTTGATTTTGGTGCGAACTATGGATCATTTACTTATTCAATTTTAGATAAAAAACCAAAAGAAGTTTATTGTATTGAACCATCTAATACTATTATAGATTCTTTACTAAAAAATGTTTCTCACGGTCCAGTGACTTTTATTAATAAAGCAATTTCGGATAAAGAAGAAATAAAATCAATACCCGAAAATGGAGTTTATATATATGACCATGAAGGAAATTCATATTCTACAACTACATTTGAACAAATTATTAAGGAGTATAATATTTCTAAAATTGATTTCTTAAAATTCGATTGTGAGGGTGGGGAGTATTCAATCTTTACAAAGGATAATTATGAATTCATTCGAAATAATGTTACAAATTTTGCCGGCGAATGGCATATTAATGATCATCAAAATGCTGTAGAGCGATTTATTGAATTTCGTAATTTGTATTTGAATGATTGTTCAGATCTTCATGTATATGAAAGGAATGGTAAAGATGTAACTAAAGATATTTTTAATGATCAATACTTGTATGATTTTAGAGACTGGTGGAAACCTACTTGTCTTGGTCAGTTTATGATTTATTTTTCATATGGATCCACATCTAAGTTTGATTTAATGACAAATTCAAAATCAACCTCATGGATTGTAGATAATTTTTATGATAATCCGGATGAAATTCGTAAATTTGCATTAGAACAAGAATTTGCCGAGGGTGGATATGGCAGAGGTTTTATTGGAAGACGCACAGAACAGCAATTTTTATTCCCAAATCTCAAAGAAAAATTTGAAGAAATTATAGGCAGAAAAATAACTGCTTGGCAAGAGCACGGAATGAACGGAAGATTTCAAATTGCTTGGTCAGGAGAACCACTGGTTTATCACTGCGACAGTCAAAAGTGGGGAGGAATGTTATATCTGACTCCTAACGCACCTTTTCAGTGCGGAACTACATTATATGCCCATAAGCAAACGAGAGCACGAACTTATTATGAGGAAGGTTGGGATGCTGCCTGGAAAGATATTCCTGGAGAATGTCATTTAGATGGAACTCCTTGGGAACCCGTGGATGTTCTTGGAAATGTATACAATCGCCTTGTAATTTTTGATGCGAGTGCTATTCATTCTGCCTCCGAATATTTTGGAACAGTTATGGAAAATGCAAGACTATGGCAAATGTTTTTCTTCGATACGGAGGACTAATAATGAAAAACAAATTAACTAATTTTCCACCAGTTTATTATATTTCTTTAAGTGATTCTATTAATAGACAACAATCATTTGAAAATCAATTTCTTTCAAATGAAATTGTAAATGTAAAAATGATCGAAGCATATGATGGTAGAAAAATTAATTATTGTATAGAAAATGATACTGTTGATGGAGTTTATTTTCATCAAATGGACTCTGGTGGAATTGCAGCAGCAATTTCACATTTAAAAGCAATTGGAGAGTGGTACAATAGTTCAGATTCTGAGTATGCAATCTTCTTTGAAGATGATATGTCAATACAATCTGTAGATGATTGGAATTTTTCTTGGCAAGATTTTGTAAGTGCCCTACCAAAAAATTGGAAAGCAATTCAATTATCTTTAATTAAGGAACATGGGATTGAAGATAATGATATGAAATTGAATCAAAGGGAATGGTGGAATTGGTCTGCTGGATCCTATTTAATTAGAAGAAATTATGCTAAAGAATTAATTGAATATTTTTATCAAGAAAATAAATATTATCTAAAAATCAAAGATTATGATGTAATTCCTTGCATAGAGTATTGTTTGTTTTCATTAGCAAATATGGATGCATATACAATTCCATTATTTTATGAAAATACAAACTTTGTATCAACTTTTTATCAGCATTTTATTGAACAAACTCACAAAGGGTCTCAAATTGATTCTTCTAATTATGTTAAATATTGGTGGAAAATAAAAGGTCGAGATAAAAATTTAGATGATTTAAATCTAAAAGTATTACCTCATAGCAATACAATTAATCACATATGCCAAAACTCAGAATTTGGAGAAGAGTGGTTTTCTTATCCAAATTTATATAAGTCTATGGTTGAAAAATTTCCTTCCGGTAGTAAATTCGTAGAAGTTGGTTCATGGAAAGGAAAATCTTCTGCATATATGGCAGTAGAAATTGCAAATTCTAATAAGAATATTGATTTTTATTGTGTGGATACTTGGGAAGGAAGCATAGAACATAAAAATAATACAGAAATTTCTATGTTGTATGATATATTCTTGAGTAATATGAAACCAGTTGAATCTTATTACACCCCATTAAAAATGAAATCATTAGATGCAGTATCTAGATTCGGGGATCATTCCTTGGATTTTGTGTTTATAGATGGTTCTCATGAATATGAAGATGTAAAAGAAGATATTAAAGCATGGTTACCTAAAGTAAAACCTGGAGGAATACTTGCTGGACATGATTATTATATTGAAGGAACTGATTGGTTTCCTGGAGTTAAGCAAGCTGTAAATGAAGAACTTTCTGGATTTGAAACAGCAGAAAAATGTTGGATTTTTCAAGTCCCCAATGAGATTACTATTACTGAAAAATTAAAAAACTTTCCTTCAGTTAATTTTATTAGTATTGAAGAATCTCAAGAACGTAGAGATGTTCTTTATGAAATGTTTGAAAAATATGGAATTTCTAATGTAACACCCCATATTTACAAAAGATATAGTGATGAAGATCATAAAATTATTGAGGGACCTTTAACTGCTCACATTAGTAACGGTCCAGTCACTTCACATTTAAAAGCAATTAGAGAATGGTATGAAAGTACGGATGAAGAATATACAATCATTTGTGAAGATGATTTTACTTTTGATACTGTAAAATATTGGAACTTTACTTGGGATAAATTTTTTAATTCTTTGCCAGAGAATTGGAATATTGTTCAATTATGTTTAATTAGGGAAGATATGTTTTGCTTCTTTAATCCAGAAGTCAAATTGAGAGACCGGTGTTGGTGTGATTGGTCTTGCTGTGCATACTTAATCAGTAGAAAACACGCAGAAAATTTAATAAAAAATTATTATCCAGATGATTATATTCATTTAGAATATAAAGGAACTGATAAAGAACTTAGAGAAAGAGAAGGAACTTTCAATTGTATTGGAGTATTTGCTTATTGGTTTTGCCTCCCTTCTGCGGAAAATATAATTTATTCTCCTTTTGAAGGAATTCAAGGAGGAATTTATACTTTTCCATTATTTGTTGAAAATGTTTCTTTTAATTCTACTTGGAGTGGGACAACTGATAATTGGTTAAATGTAAAATGTCATGATGAAATTATGAATTGGTGGAAGACAAAGGGACAAAATAAAAATTTAGAAGATTTTAAGTTATAATGATTGTTAAATACTTTTTTACTTAATAAAAATATGAACTTTACCATATATTCTAAAGAAAATTGTCAATATTGTCACAAGATTAAGAAAGTTCTTGAGTTGACAGGAAGTAACTTTGTGGTGTATAATCTTGAAGAACACTTTACAGCAGATGAGTTTTATGCCGAGTTTGGTGAAGGTTCCACATTCCCTCAAGTTATCTGTAATGATAAAAAATTAGGAGGAGCTTCAGAAACGGTTAAGTTCCTTCAGGAAAATCATATTGTTTAATGTCTAACCTAAATAACAATATCACACCAAATCGTGGTATTGAGTTAATATTAAGCGGAGGAAAACAAAAGAAATCGCAACCTTTTGGTATTATTTACGAAAAGTTAATTCTTCTCTTTAAGAAAGAAATAACCATCTACTTTGAATTATCGATCAAAACTCGTAAGATCGAATAACTTCCTCACCGGAGAAAACAAATGTTAGCTACAAGTTTAGTTTTCGGTTCGTTCATTATCATAATGTTTTTTGTTGTGGGAATACTGATTGGATGGGTTTCCAGAGAGTATATGATGAATTATCGTGAGATACCCAGACAGCATCCAGAACTCTTTGATAGAGACGGAAACTTGATCGCTGATGAAGTGGTTTCTTTAAGTGTTTCGCCAGATTTTTATGAAGGATTTCAACAAGAATATGGGGGTCTGTTTAATGATGATGACGATGATGACGATGATGATGAAGAATAATCACTAAATATTTTCAACTTATTATTTAATAAAATAACTATGACCGCGACAAAAGCAAAAACACCAATTACAAAACCAAAGGTATCGCAATCCGTACCTGCAGTTGATAGTCTTCCAGCGAACCCATTTGTCTTTGAGGTTCTTAATCTTGTATCAAAACAAAGAACTAATCTAAAGAAAGTTGAGGTTCTTCAACGATATGAAGACCCATCATTAAAGTCCATTCTAATTTGGAACTTTGATGAGAGTATTAAATCATCTCTTCCCGATGGAATTGTTCCTTACTCAAGTGTTGGGGAACAAGGTTCTTTTAGTGGAACACTATCCGGCAAAATTGAAGATGCCGTTGGTAAAATGGAAGAACTTAATTCCCGATCACTGGGATCACAAGATCAGGGAAGATCATCTATTCGCAAAGAATATACAAAGTTTTATAATTTCATCAAGGGTGGAAATGATGGATTGAGTTCTCTTCGTAGAGAAACGATGTTTATTAATGTTCTCGAAGGTCTTCATCCTCTTGAGGCAGAAATCCTTTTTCTTGTCAAAGATAAGAAACTCGAAACTAAATATAAGATAACAAAAGAGATTGTCTCACAGGCATATCCCGATATTAAATGGGGAGGTCGTTCGTGAGTAGACTTCGTGATGTAGTTGAGAGAGAAAAAAATACGGAAACACTAATGAACTGGTCCCCCGAAGAAAAAAAGTCACTTCCACCACAATATAGTTGTGAGGTATTAGTTTCTGATGGTTCAGTTGATGATGTGAGGTCTCCCAATTATCCAAGTGATGCCTATATTGTATTTTATGAAATTGATGGCAAAAAGCATCTGGACTTATGTAGAGGAAAGAGAGTAAGTATCTTTGATATGTATTATGATAAGTTTGGTGCCGGAGTGATTAAAAAAATTGATTTTGGATGTGGAAAAATAAATCCAAGATCGTGGGGTTATAAACCAGCCGAAAGAAAAAGGCGAAAGTGATTTCCCAGAAGGGCGAAAAAATCTCCCCAAAAGGTTTTTAAGAGAGAATTGACTAATTCTCTCTTTTTTTGTATAATAGGAACAGTATGAACTCGTTAAATGGATAGAGATAAAATTAAATTGATTTTGAGAAATATGGAACTTCTTCTCGATAGTCTTAAGGTAGAGATTTTAACCGACGAGACATATAAAATATCTGATATTGTTCCATTAGAAGAAGATTATGATGAGGTTTTTGGAGAATGAGTAAGAGAGCACGGCAACTGGTAAAACTTTTAGAGAAACTGATTAGACAGGATCATCTTTATAGTGACGAACAACTGAAACAAATGAAATCACAATTGCGGGTGATTAAGGAAGAACTGGCAATTCTTGAGACAAAAACATCAAAAGGATTTGGAAAATGAAACCGATTAAAGCAAAAGACCTTCTGGAACTGGATCATCGTATGCAGGTTGTGATGATCCGTCAGACACAACTTCCACAAACTCTTGTATGGCAGGCAGGTAAAAATGATTATAGTGAAGAACCAATTCACACCAAGTTTCCTCCAAATGAGAAGGAATGTGGTGAGTGGGCGGTAGAGCACCTGCTTGCGAATGAAAGAGGGCACTGGGGACCATTAGAGCATCCTTCCATTACTTTGGATTGTGTTGGGTTCGTTCATAATGTAATGGTTCAGGCAAGAACTCATCGTATTGGAGTTTCTTTTGACGTACAATCGCAAAGATATACTGGTCGTCGCGTACTGAAGGTTGCTATAGGAGAACTTAAACCCGAAGAGGTCTTCTATGTGCGTCCAGAAGGTCTCTACCTTGACCGTAAAGGGCACAAGTATGAATGGACGAAGAATGACTACGAAAGGCAGTTAAAGTTCTGTCTGGCGGCATCTGAGAGGTTTGCGGAGGGTTATAATACTCGGGGTATGGCAGAAGAACATTTAAGAGACTATCTTCCTCAAAATATTCGCCAGAACTTTGTGGTTACATTTTCTCTTCGTTCTGCCCTACACTTTCTGGACTTAAGAGCAAAGTTAGACGCTCAAGTAGAAATCCAAGCATTAAGTGAAGGAATGGTGTCAGTAATGAGAGAATGGGTTCCAGAAATCTTTGGTTATTATGAAGATCGCAGATTACACAAAGCGCGTCTCGCTCCCTAAATATTTTGTAAATTATTATACCTTATGTGCCCGACTTATAGATTTGAGAATACAGAAACAGGAGAAATCTTCGAGAAATGGATGTATATGGCAGAAAAAGAACCATATCTCAAAGAAAATCCTTATATTAGACCTCTTATTCCAACACAAATGAATGTTGGAGAAGCGGGGGATTGGCGGGACAAATTAACCGCCAAGCACCCTTCGTGGAACGATGTTTTGGGTCGTGCCCAAAAGATGCCAGGATCAACTGTAAAAAAACTCTAACCACTTATGGCAAGAAGAAAAAGAGCAGAGCAACCAATCGGTGTTGGTCTTACCACTCGTCAAGCAAAGCGTAAAAAACCTTTAAATGGTGAATATCTAATAGATATTGACCCACTTACAGACAATCAAAAAAAACTTTTTGATTCTTATGCGGAACAGAAACATTTAGTTGCCTATGGATGTGCCGGTACTGGTAAAACTTTCATCACTCTTTATAATGCTCTTCGTGAGGTTTTAGATGAAAAAACACCTTACGAAAAAATCTATCTTGTCCGTTCGTTAGTTGCCACAAGAGAAATTGGATTTCTTCCCGGTTCTTATGATGACAAATCTGACATTTACCAAATTCCTTATAAGAATATGGTGAAGTATATGTTCCAAATGCCAAGTGATGTAGATTTCGATATGCTTTATGGTAATCTTAAGTCACAAGAAACAATTAAGTTCTGGAGCACTTCATTTTTAAGAGGAACCACGCTTGATAATTCTATTATTATTGTAGATGAGTTCCAAAATATGTCATATCACGAACTTGACTCCATTATCACTCGTGTTGGTGAAAACTCCAAGATTATGTTCTGTGGTGATGCGTCTCAATCAGATTTACAAAAAACAAATGAGAGAAATGGTATTATTGATTTTATGACGGTCTTGCGTAAAATGCCATCTTTTGATATAATTGAGTTTGGTGTCGATGATATTGTTCGTTCTGGACTTGTCAAAGAATATATTATTGCGAAATTAGAAGCAGGTTTTTAATGTTTAATCATCTTGATGTTGAGTTGCCAAAACTCGAAAGAGAAACAATCGATGGAGTTCGTTACTATGATGTTACTGATGGAGATAAACTTCTAAAATTAGTTTCAATCACCTCTGTTACTAGTCATTTTAATCGTGAAATATTTGTCAAATGGCGTAAAAGGGTTGGTGAGGATGAGGCGCAAAAGATCACTAAAGCGGCTACTTCTCGTGGCACGGATATGCATTCTCTTGTGGAAAACTACCTTTATAATAAAACTCTGCCGTCAGTTCCGCCTTTGCCGGATTTTCTTTTTAAGATTGCGAAGGCGGAACTGAATAAAATTAATAATATCCACTGCCTTGAGGGACCACTTTATAGTCTCCAACTTGGAGTTGCCGGAACAACCGATTGTATTGCCGAATATGATGGTGAACTCGCTGTAATTGACTTTAAGACTTCTAAAAAACCAAAACCAAGAGAGTGGATTGAGAACTATTTCGTCCAAGCGATGTTTTATGGTATGGCATATTATGAAATGACGGGAACTCCAATTAAGAAACTTGTGATTATTATGGCATGTGAAGATGGTGAGTCCGTTGTCTATGAAGAAAGTGACCTAAAAAAGTATATGAAATTAGTGGTTAAGTATATCAAAAAGTTTGTGAATGATAAACTTGAACTCATGGGGGTTGACTAATACATTATTTTAAGTTATACTAAATATAAAATACATTAAATTATGCCAAACATTTTGGAAAGTCTTTTAGAGATTAAAATAGAAAACATGAAATTAGATCCCCCAGATTTAGAAAAATATAACGAGCAATTAGAAAAGCAAATTAATGAAAAGTTTCTTTCTCCATCCAAGTTTTCACTCGAAATTGAGAATATAGTTGTTGAGGAAAAATGTAATTATATCGACGCTATTATTATGTTTTGCGAACAAAATAATATTGAAATCGAATCAGTAACTAAACTGATCTCAAAACCATTAAAAGATAGATTAAAGTATGATGCGATGAATCTTAATTTTATGAAGAAAACTTCGAAAGCCAAATTGCCTATCTAATGTCCCCCTTTGAAACTTATCAGGCATATTTGGGACTGAAAAATCATTTCAGTAATCCCAAATATGATTACTTTAAATATAAAAAAACAAGAGCAACACTAACTTCTTTCAATAAACGCAAAGACAAATACTTCTTCGAGAAATCTTCAAGAAAATATAATGACAAAGAAATTGTAGATTTTTTAGTATCAAACTTTATAGCGGCAGACAATCCCCAGAGCATATGGATCGGGCACATTATCAATTCTGGAGAAAGAACATACGCAGAATGGATGAAAAGACAACAGAGTTTAACCTACTTATTCAAAGAACAATCAACGGCATTATTCTCGGGAAAAGAATTAAAAAGTGTCTTCGACTGCTCGAAGGGTCATCCAATTATTCTAAAGACATTCTTAAGAAATGATATATCAATTGAGAATATGGTAATATATGATACAATATTTTCATTTTCTAAAGAGTATGATAAAAAACTTATAGACCCTATATGGGAAATGACATCTCTTAAAATTAAAAAATATAAACCTTTTATACATATTGATATATTCTATTATAAAAAACTATTGCGGGACATTATTAATGAGTAATTTTTTTAATTCTGAACTGGTTCAGAAAGAACTAAAAGAAATTAATGAACTTTCAGAAACTCTTTATGAGAGACTGTTTTCATTTACTATGGGTCCTCGTGAAGAAAAAATAGAACATATTAATAAAATGACGGAACTTCTTGAAAAACAGCAGATTATGTATACGAGAATATCATTATCTGATGATCCGGAAGCAATTGAAATCAGAGAAAATCTAAAGAAGTCAGTTGTCATTATGGGATTCGCCCAAGATACTGATATGAGTATTCTCTTTGGTAATATGAAACAAACTATTGAATCCCTTAAAAATTATCTTGACTGATTGGTAATAAATACAAATGCCTGATCGGGTGACACTTTTCAGGTTAGATTGGAGTGCTTCGGTGCTCCTTTCTTGTATAAATACTTATGTCACCCGATTAGAGAAGAATGAAAAAGTATTTTTATGTCTATTACTCTTATGAAGAGTTTGGTAATGGATATATTGGAAAAAGAGAATGTAAATGTCTTCCAGAAGAAGATATAAATTATTTTGGAAGTTTTAGAGACAAAACTTTTAAACCAACTCAAAAAATCATTTTAGAAACTTTTGATAGCGTAGAAGATGCACTTGAGGCAGAATGTGTTCTTCACGACTTTTATGAAGTAGATAAAAATCCTCATTTTGCCAACAAAGCAAGGCAAACTTCTAAAAAGTTTTATTATATTACTCCAAGTGAAAATATGATTGGCGAAAATAACCCAGCAAAAAGACCAGAAGTTAGAAAGAAAATATCAGATTCTGCTAAAAATAGAAAAGCATCTGAAGAAACCAAAAGAAAAATGAGTAAATCACATATGGGAAGAATATCTCCAAAAGGAATGCTTGGCAAAAAACTTACAGAAGAGCAAAGGGAGCAAATACGAGAAAGAAAAGTAGCAAGAGATAATAAAACTTGGGTAATGAAAGATCCGGAAGGAAAAATACATACCGCAAATAATCTCAAATATTTTTGCGAACAAAATAATCTCACCGATTCAGCTATGCATCATGTAATTTGTGGTAAAAGAAATCACCATAAAGGTTGGACGAGGGCTTGACATCCCTTTATAAATCTTCTATAATAAAGATGTCATAAAAACAAATCCAATTTATCCAAAAAATCCAAATGTCATTTGCAAATCTTAAAAAACAATCCAAACTAGGTTCTTTAACTGAAAAACTAGTTAAAGAAGTTCAAAAAATGAATAATAGTAGTAGTTCGGGGGATGAGCGTTTCTGGAAACTCGAATGCGACAAAGCAAATAATGGTTATGCGGTAATTCGCTTTCTTCCTGCTCCTGATGGAGAAGACCTGCCGTTTGTAAAACTTTATAGTCACGCATTTCAGGGAACCGGAGGTTGGTATATTGAAAATAGTAGGACTACTATTGGAGAAAAAGATCCAGTTTCGGAATATAATTCTGAACTTTGGAATAATGGAACTGACGCTGGTAAAGAAATTGCTCGCAAACAGAAGCGCAAACTGACGTATATTTCCAACATTTATGTCGTAAAAGACCCCGCTAATCCAGAAAACGAAGGTGGTGTTTTTCTGTATAAGTTCGGCAAAAAAATCTTTGACAAACTTACTGCGGCGATGCAACCTGAGTTTGAGGATGAGGAATCAATTGACCCATTTGACTTCTGGAAAGGTGCTAACTTTAAACTGAAGGCAAAGAATGTTGCCGGATATCGTAACTATGATTCGAGTGAGTTTGCTGTTCCTGGACCTCTTCTGGATGATGATGATGCTCTGGAGGCACTATGGAAGAAGCAGAACTCTCTCGCTGAACTTGTTGCCCCAAGTCAGTTTAAGTCTTATGAAGAACTGAAGACTCGTCTTGATTCTGTTCTTGGAACTAAAGGTTCTCGTCGTACTGATGAAGAAGTTAATGATGAGGATGACTATCGTGGTTCGGCACCATCACTCACCGAGGATCTTCGTGGAGAACTCAATAGTCTAAAATCATCTCGCTCTGTTGCGGTTGATGATGAGGATTTTGACGAATTGTCATATTTCGCAAAATTAGCAGAATAGTTTAGTAAAGGGGAGATTTCTCCCCTTTTTTTATGGCATCGTGACTCTTGTATTCTCGGTGCGAATTAATTTTTTATTAATATATTGAGAAGACTTTTCATAATACATAATCTTTTTCATATCATTTAGATATTGTTGTAAATAATCCGTTCTTAAAAGATAGATTGTCCTATTTGCCTCATTTTTTCTAGTTTGATATACATAATTACTAATCCCAACAACCGGATTTAATGTTGCCAAGTAATCATTTGGTTTTGGAATAGTAAAGTTAGAATCAACAATCTTACCAGATGGAAGTATAAGTCGTCCATTAGAATCTTTGACTTCTGTGGTTTCATAATGATGTATGGCATTTAGGTCATTTCCATAAACTTCTTCCGCATATGTGTATAAGTCTTTATTAGAAAGAGGCCATTCATCTCTGACATTTATAATACCTGCGGTCAATAAAACAACCCAGTCATAATCTGCTTTTCCATAAACTTCTTCGGCAACAGTATCGGGTCTTGCTCCTTCTGGAATCTGATACTTATTAAACAGAGTAAAAACATTTTTTAAGTCATCACGAAGTTTTATACGACGAAATAAATTCTTTGCCCTTACATAATTCTGTGAGGAATTACTATCGGCAAAAGGTGATTGATACTCTAAATCTGGAAGCTCTCTAAAATAAGACATATCAGTAACCTACTGCTTGAAGACCAACACTACTATTATAATCTTCATTATAAATTGGATTGAGTTCGGTAAAACTAAGAGACAATTTCATATGAACCGGAGTTTTATCCGCATAAGTCGCATATGAACCAGAACCCGTATAATTCATACCCATACTTGTCAAAGCACAGGGTTTAAATTTGTTTAGATAAGGATGCTCCTGACTTCCACTCTTATATTTTAGGAGGAAAACATTCGGCGCTTTAATGAATAATCCAGCCCCTTCAGTATTACTGCCAGTTCTAGGTGCCATAGATTGCTTAAAGACTCTTATAATTTCTTTAACGACATTAGATTCTTTTTCGTCTCTTGGAGCAAAATCAAAATCAAATTGAAAAGTCCTTAGATTGACACCACTGAAAAGTAATTCTAGATTTGGATTTAAAACTTGACCCGTTGCTCTTGATATAAGTGATTCTGGAGATACGTTTGCCCCTAATGTGTTTATTAACTCTGCGCTAAAATAACTCGTAACTAAATCTTGTCCCCCACCTTGGATTGCAACATTCTTTGCGGTTGTTCCCATAGATTTAAAAGCATCAATAATACCTTTTCCCAAATTACTACTTGTAAGAACATTTCCTATGTTCGTTACTCCTGCAGCTTGAAGAGCATTTAAACTATCTCCATTACCCCAATCAACTTGATTTGTATCTCCAATATTTGATGGTATTGGTAGTTGTATTGTTTGTTTTGCTTTTTGATTAGATTGTTGTATTGCTTCTGTTTGAGATCTTAATTTAAGATTATCTTGCCCCAATGTTAATTTATTGGCAACATACTCAATCACACCTATTTCTAGGTAATCATCATTTTTTCCAATACTTTTCTGTGGATATCTAAGAGGTGCCACAGACGAGGAAAGTTTTGCAGAAGCAGACGCCGCAATTCTTTCCGCATTTGGCGATAAACTTGCTGATACGTTAAATCCGTTTACCATTTATCTTTTTTAGTTATTTATCTTGATTTGTCCGAAAGGCATTCTTCTTAAATCACCAAGCTCATTTTTATTCACAATATGTAGAGGTCCAATCACTTCCTCAAGAGTATATTGTCGTTTTTCCCCCCAGTGGAAGTTAATACCACTAAATCCCCAAGAATAAACATTTGTAACGGCAACCAACGGATTTGCATCATATCTTATACCCGGTGTCTTTGGTTTATAAACAAAAGTATAGATATTACCTGCTTCTGGAGAACCGGTGGTTTGTTTTAATACATCAAGTATCTCCAACATTAAATCATCGGCATCTTCTGTTCCATATAATTTTTTAAGTAGGGGTTTGATGCGGTTCATTTTTTGGAAATCCCCAATTCATTTTCCGTGAGAACTCTAAAGGTCCATCCTTTGTCCTTACAATATTCTCTTGCTGCTTCCCATTTTGATTGGTTCTTGGCATACTCATATGCTTCATAGATGTATCCTTTGGTCTGCCTTTTTGGTTTTGGTGGTGGCATCGTTTGCTTATAAGGTTTAATCTCAATCAAATATTTTTTAATGCTTCCATCTGGTTCCTTGACTTTTATATAAGCATCGGGAAAATATCTATGAACTTTACCATCTATCGGGGAACGATAAGGAATGGCAAGTTCTTCGGAGGCATATTCTAAAATATTTTCATTCGTATCACAATATTTGAGAAACTTCAGTTCCCACAGAGACCGGTAGATAATATTTGTCGGGTCTCCAACATACTTTTCCGGAAATGATGGTTTAAACTTTCCCTTATAAGACATCTAAATACTTATACTATTAAGACTCATAAAAGGTATTTAGAGTGCCTAGTATCCGCAGAATATCCGACTTTAAACCACTCTTTACGAATCTCGCCCAGAGCTCACACTTTCAGGTTGTGTTTGGTGGTCTGCCCGGTCCACTTTTATCGCATCTTGCGATAAGAGGTGTTGACCCATTATTTATTAGTAATGAAGCCGGATTACTTTGTTTTTCGGCATCACTACCCGGAACTTCTTTGGCAACTGCCGAGGTTACAAATAATTATACCGGGGTAAATGAAAGAGTCGCTCATCGTAGAATCTTTACAGAAATCGGTCTAGAATTTTATGTGGATAGTGATTATAAAACTTTAAAATTTATAGAGCACTGGATGGAATTTATTTCCAGTGGGTCTAATGAGAATCCATCCGTTGACGGTTACTATTTTAGGATGAGATATCCAAAGGACTATAAGAGCAATATGACTAAAATTATTAAATTTGACCGAGATTATAACGCAGAAATTGAATATAATTTCTTTGGACTTTTTCCACTTTCTTTGAGTTCTATACCAGTTCAGTATAGTGGTTCTGATGTATTAAAAGTAAATGCAACATTTAATTATGAACGATATGTTTGTGGCAGAACATTAAGTTTGGATTTTATACAAAATAATGACAATAATAAACTTTTCAATAGTGATACTGGCGAATCTAATACTCAAAGAGTTGTTTATAGACCCGGTTCCACACTTGGAGAAAGTGGTGTAAGGGGTGTTATTCTTACTCCAGGAAATGTAAATCCAAGAATTGTAACATAAATAAGTTTATCTGAACTTTATAATTAAATAAAATGCCGCTCCCCCGTATTACAACGCCAATTTACG